TCAGAGACGAAAACATGCAAAACTCCGTCACGGTCGACCTCGGAGACGGACCGGACACCTACTCAAACTACGTCCTATTACGCAGAGGAAAAAGAAAAGACTACTTCACCAGTTGTTTACCATGGGCACAAAAAGGAACAGCAGTCTCACTACCGCTAGGGACATCAGCACCGGTCAAAGGAATCGGATGGGTAAACAGCAGCGTACAAGTAGCAGGAGCTCACTCATACGAAACAGACGGAACAACCTTTGCGACATACACTAACGCAAAACTAGTATCAAACCCTGCAGCGGACAACAACGCCATGTACTCTGAACAGGATCCGAACAACCTGGGATACCCAAACATAAGGGCCGACCTCACTCAGGCCACAGCCGCCACAATCAACCAACTACGACAAGCAATCCAAGTACAGGGGATGTATGAAAGAGACGCACGATGTGGAACTAGATATACTGAGATCATCCAAGGTCACTTTGGCGTTATCTCTCCGGATGCTCGACTCCAAAGACCCGAATATCTGGGCGGTGGCTCTAACCCTATTAAAATCAACCCCGTGGTCCAAACTTCCAATACTCCAGCAAACGGCACTCCTCAAGGAAATCTGGCCGCATACGGTGTCCTCGGTTCAACTCCAAACGGCTTTGTTAAATCTTTCACCGAGCACTGTCTCATCATCGGCCTGGTTTCAGTAAGAGCCGACCTCAATTACCAACAAGGACTCCACAGACACTGGACCGACCAAACAAGATTCGACCTCTACTGGCCCGGTCTAGCCCACCTTGGAGAACAAAGCGTCCTAATGAAAGAAATCTACTGCACAGGAGATGCGACGAATGACAGTACAGTATTCGGATACCAAGAAAGATATGGCCACCTACGTTACAAACCTTCGCAAATTACGGGGATTATGCGATCAACTGCAGCGAGTACGGTCGACGTTTGGCACTTGGCCCAAAAATTTACATCCGCACCTACACTTGGAGATACTTTTATTAAGGAAACACCTCCAATCTCTCGAGTCGTGGCTGTCAACACAGAGCCACAATTCATCTTCGATGCATGGTTCAACTTCAATGCCGTTAGACCAATGCCGACGTACTCAACTCCTGCGTTGCTTGCGAGGTTCTAATGGGATTCTTTGACGGATTTGCCGGAGACATAGCCGGTGGGGCCCTAGGCCTCATCGGCGCAAGCCAACAAAACTCAGCAGCAAGAGGAATGGCAGATGCACAAATGCAATTCCAATCTCAATCAGCCGACAAAGCCATGGCCTTTAGCCAACAAATGGCATCAACGGCACACCAACGAGAAGTAGAAGACCTAAGAAAAGCAGGACTAAACCCAATACTATCAGGACTGGGAGGACAAGGCGCCGCATCACCTCAAGGAGTATCAATGCCAGGAGCACAAGCGCCAGTCCAAAATACCCTAAGCGCATTGGCCAACTCCGCTATGAACATGAGCGCGAGAATGACCGAAGCTAAACAAAGAGACCTCATAGCCGAACAAGAACATAAAACCAGAAACGAAGCCATTGAAAGCGCACACAATGCCGTCAACATCCAACAAGACTCCGCCAACAAAGCAAAAACCTATGACATACTCGACCAACAACTAAAACAAGAACTAAACAACACCGCCGCAAGCGCCCTCAACCTAAGAAGAAACCAAGCAGACCTACCAGCAGATCTACAACACTCATCAAATAGACAAAGAATAGAAAAAATCAGGGCCATCACAGCACCAATGAACGAAGTAATATCTACGGGAGGAAACGCGATAGGCGCGGCAACAAGCGCATTGGGGCTACCAAAACTCTACGGCCCACAATCTACCACCATCGAAGATTACCACCCGGGAACGGGAGAAGTGTACAGAGGAAGGACAATCACAAAATGAAAAAACGATCGCAAATGGACAAAATAGAACAATACTTAGACCAAACGGTAAGCCTAAGAGAAAAACTGGGATACGAGCCAGCAGACGACGGACTCGATTGCTCAAAAGACGAACCAATCACCGAACAACACCACAAAGACGACTGCGACATAAACATAATCATGAAAAGATTCGCAGAAACAGGAGAACTGCCAGATCACGCTAATAGGCTCCAGGCGACCTTTGGAGACTTCTCAGACATCCCAGACTACCAAACCAGCCTAAACATGGTAATCGCTGCCAGAGAGGCCTTTATGGAGCTTAAACCGGAAATTAGAAAACGGTTCGACAACGACCCCGGCCAAATGATCGAATTCCTCCAAGACGAGCGAAACAACAGCGAAGCGGTTAAATTAGGTCTAAAAAACGAACTACCACCTTTACCCAAAACAGGGCAAAAGGTGTCAGTCAGCACTATTACATCAAGTAGCGAAAGTGCCGCGGGTAAAACCGCGCCGAAAACGGTGACTGACAATGCATAGCATCAAACTCCACGATCTCTCCCTTCTCCGGGGGCGGTTCCCTGTGAACCCCCGGCTCATTCCGAGCGGGAAAAGAACGAAGGAGTATCCTATGAAAATTGAAAAAAAATTTCAAAAAATCGAAGATCTAACAATCTGTGAAAACATGTTTAAAGTGAACGACTTCAAAGTAGAAATATTCCAAGTAAAAAACAAAACAGAATACGAACTTGTGAGAATAACGTTCGACGGGAACACGTTCCAAAAATACATGTCCGTACAACGTGTCCGTGAATGGCTCGGCGCCCTTCACAAACCCAATTAACAAACTAATCCCGATAAGTGCGCTTATCGGGATTTCCTTTTAAGGAGAGGAAAATGCGAAAAAGACGAAAAATCTCGAAACGAAAATCAAAAAAATTATTTAAAAAAACAGCCAAAATGCACCACAAGAAAAACGTAAGACGGATTCAAAGAGGCGGCATTAGGTTATAAAAAAAAGGTGCGCCGGCAAAACGCACCCTTCAACATGAGAGGAAAGACTAAATGGCTTGTTATCACCCACAAAAAGGTTACAGATCAATAGAAAAAACTGCAAACGGAAAACACACGTTCACCAAATCAGAACGACACGGAAACACAGCATACCCAATGACAATACCATGCGGATACTGCATCGGATGCCGACTAGAACGAAGCAGACAATGGGCAATGAGATGCATAGCAGAGGCAAAGATGCATGACCGAAACTGCTTCATAACTCTGACCTTCTCGGAAGAGGCTATGAAGAAGCGAGGTCATCGCAGCTTGGCCAAAAGAGACTTCCAACTCTTTATGAAAAAACTAAGAAAAAAGATGGGCAAAAAAAAGATAAGGTTCTACCACTGCGGGGAATACGGTCCGAAACTCGGAAGAGCACATTACCACGCATGCCTATTCGGAATAGACTTCGAAGACAAAAAGTTCTGGAAATACTCAAAACCGAATCAAGCAATAAGCATCACCAGCAAATTCAAACTATACAGATCCGAAACACTAGAAAAACTATGGCCACACGGATGGTCGTCGATAGGAGCCCTAACTTTTGAGACAGCAGCCTACACAGCAAGATACATACTCAAAAAACAACTTGGCAAAACAGCACTAGAGCACTACAACGCAATCGACAAAACCACAGGGGAAATAACAGAAGAAAAATTACCAGAGTACACAACAATGTCCAGACGACCAGGAATAGGCAACTCCTGGTATGAAAAATACAAAACAGACATATACCCAAAAGACTACGTAACAATGAGAGGCAAAAACATGAAACCACCACGATACTGGGACAAACTCCTAGAGCGCGAAAACGAAAAACTCGCAAAAAAAGTAAAAGCCCGCCGTAAAACAAAAATGGCAAAAAATCCTTCCGAGCAAAAAACAGACCGACTTTTAACAAAAGAAAAAGTCACAAAACTAAACCAAAAACAACTTAAAAGGAGCTACGAAGATGAACCTATTAACGCCGGAAGGCCTCGGCTCACTAGCAATACTCATACTCACGGTACTAAACTCGCTAGGCATCATACGATTACAGAAACGAACAGATCCGAATCCAACCAAAACAGTCAAAATGACAGCTGAAGAATACGCTCAATACAAAAACGTAATTAAACAAATAAACCAAAGCGAAAGGAAAGAATCATGAAACATAAGGTCTACACCGTCTACGACTCAAAACTAAAAACCTACGCACACCCATTCCAATCACTCAACAAAGGACACGCTATGAGATACGTAGATGACTGGTTGAAAAATCCAGAACATCCCTTCTCAAAATATGCAGCGGACTTTACTTTATTCGAAATAGGTGAGTACGATGACGAACTGGGGCACTACCAAATGCACGAAGCAAAAGAACCGATGGGTTGCTTGCTTGAGTTCAAAACAGAAAAGGGGAACTAAATGTATATCGGCGCAAAAAAATCTACACACAACTTCTCAGAGGTAGCAGCGGCGAACATAAGCCGCTCAGCCTTCAACCTCAACCACGGTTACAAAACTGCTTTCGACTCCGGATACCTGGTTCCAGTCTTCGCAGAAGTAGCCTACCCAGGAGATACATTCAACGTATCAGCGAATTTCTTCGCCCGACTCTCAACACCGATTGTTCCCTTCATGGACAACCTATACCTGGACAGCTTTTTCTTCGCAGTACCATGGAGACTAGTCTGGTCAAACTTCAAAAGATTCATGGGTGAACAACCAAACCCAGGCGATTCAACAATTTTCAGCATACCGCAATCAACAAGCCCCAGCAACGGATACACAGTAGGAAGCCTACACGATTACTTCGGACTACCCACAGTGGGACAAGTAGGAAGCTCAAAAACAATAACACACAACAACCTCTTCCTAAGAGCATATAACCTCATCTGGAACGAATGGT